GTATAATTATTCAAGCTCAGAGAATGATTTTAGTAATTGTGAAAGTAAAGAACAATTTTTAGAACAATACGAGTATCTAATTAAAGAGATTTCAAGAGTTACAAAACCTGGACGTATTACCGCTGTACATTGTACTGATGTGTTTGACAATACATGTAGATTATGGGATTTCCCAAATGAGATAATAAGACTACATACTAAATACGGATTTGAATATCGCAATCGTATAACAATATGGAAAGAACCTTTAAAGGTTAGAATGAGAACAATGGTACAGTCTTTAATGCACAAATTTATAGTAGAGGATTCTACAAAATGTTTTACTGCAATGCCTGACTATGTATTAGTTTTTACTAAAAAAGGTGAAAACAAAGTGCCTGTAACTCATGAGTTTGGTATTAATCATTATGCTGGTGAAGTTCCAATTTTACCAAATATTTTAAGAGCTTGGAACAATGCTAATAATACAGATTTTAATGAAGCTCAATTATGGGATCATTTGAACTTAATAAATGAAGATAATAAGATAACTAAACTTAATCACTACATTTGGCAACGATACGCTTCTTCTGTATGGGATGATATTAGAATTGATAATGTATTACCTTTTAGAGATAGCAAAGAAGAAGACGACGAAAAACATGTACATCCTCTACAATTAGATGTTATTGATCGAATTGTTGAATTATATTCTAACCCTAACGAAGTTGTGTTAACTCCATTTATGGGAGTAGGAAGTGAGGTTTATAGCCCTGTATCAATGGGACGTAAATCTATTGGAATAGAACTTAAAGACAGCTATTTTAAACAGGCTAAAATAAACTTATCGTTAGCCGAAAAGAGATTTAAAAAAGAAGCAAAACAACAAACTTTATTTTAATATGAATGAAAACAATCCACAGCCGTTCTGGTCAGTAAATCAGAACGGTAAGATTGACCTTAACAATTATCTTTTTAAGAAGTTTTTAGAGGTTAATGATTATTTTAAAAACAAACCAAATCCAAATAGTTCATTTAATATAATTAAGAAGAACGGTATTTTTTTAGAGATTAAAGATGAAACAGATTTAAAAGATTTTATACTTACACATATTGAGGAAAATGATTTAGGAGTAGGTGTTTATAATCTTATGAGTGGCAATCTTAAGTATTTCAAACGTGATTTTTTATCAATGATTAAGTCAAAAGATATTGAAGTAATGAAAGACGATAAAGATAATGCTTACTTTTTTTATAATAACTGCATTGTAAACGTAACAAAAGATTCTCAAAAGATAATTGACTATAAAAATGTTAATATAAGCATATGGAAAGATCAGGTAATTAATAGGGACTTTATAGATTCAGACCATCACAAGAGCCAATTTAGAACATTTATATGGAAGGTTAGTGGAGAAGATGAAGCAAGGTATAATACAATGCAAAGTGTTTTAGGGTATTTATTACACTCGTATAAAACAAATTCTAATAACAGAGCTATTATATTTAACGATGAGATGATAAGTGATAACCCAAATGGAAGATCAGGAAAAGGTCTTATTTGGAATGCTTTAAAACAACTAAAAAAAGTTCAGTCATTGGATGGAAAAACATTTACATTTAATAAGTCATTTCCATATCAAAACGTTTCAACAGATTGTCAAATATTAGTGTTTGATGATGTTGAAAGAAATTTTAATTTTGAATCTTTATTTAGTGTTATTACAGAGGGTATAAATATTGAGTATAAAGGAAAAGATGCTATACGTTTAAGTGTTGAAGAATCTCCTAAAATTATAATTACAACTAACTACACTATAAAAGGCGATGGAGGATCACATGAAGCGCGTAAATTCGAGGTTGAAATGTCTACCTTTTTTAATGCTGATTATACACCTGAAATGTTTTTTGGTAATAAATTGTTTAATGATTGGGATATTCAAGAGTGGGCTAGGTTTGATAATTACATGATGCAATGTTTAAAGAAATATTTAAAACATGGTTTGATTAAATCAACTACTAAAAATCTTGAAATAAGAAAGCTAATTGATAAAATAGGTACGGAACTACATACGTTTATACCATCAATTAACGAAGGTGAATGGATAAATGTTAAAACTATATACGATAGCTTTTTAACCGCTTATCCTGAGCTTAAAAAATGGTATAAACAAAATAGTTTGACTATTGGTTTAAAATCTTATTGCAAGTATTATAACATTAAATATAGCACCGCAACAGCTGGAGGAGTTACAAAGGTAATGATACAAGACGAAACAAAATTAACAAGTAAGGATGAAGATACTTTTTGGGATGATATATGACAATAGATAGTTTATTAGCATTTAGGGAACTTGATTTTATAATTGACTCGTATAAAGATTCAATAGAGTTTATAAAAGAAAAACACCCTAGTAGATTAGATTTAATTGTTTCATTAGAACAATCTATTAAAAACCTTAAGTATATTAAAGACGATATATTTTTAATCGAATCAAATAACGAGTATAAGAGATGGATAAAATGATGACAAACTTATTAATCAAAGGTGAAATTGATAAGTTAAAAGGTTCTATGAATGTTATTATCGAGAATACACCTGAGAAATTAGACATGATTGAAAAGTACGAGGACATGATAAAAAGATTAGAGTTAGTTAAGTTATACTTAAAGAAAATATGAATTTAAGATATTACCAACTTGAGCTATCGCACAAAGCGCGCGGTATACTTAAAGATAAACGAATAGTTTATTTAGCTATGCAAGTCAGAACAGGTAAAACTTTGACGGCTTTACACACCGCACACCTTTACGGAGCTAAAAACGTTTTGTTCTTAACTAAAAAGAAAGCGATAAGTTCGATTGAAAGCGATTACAAGAACTTTGGCTATTCGTTTAATATAACTATCGTAAACGATGAACAACTGCCTAAAATCGAATCAAACTATGATTTAATTATTCACGATGAGCATCACCGATTTGGAGCTTTTCCAAAGCCTTCGCAACGTGTTAAGGAATTTAAACTTAAGTTTTCACGTATACCAATGATTTTTCTAAGTGGCACACCAGCTGCTGAGTCTTATTCGCAAATGTTCCATCAATTTTGGGTGAGTGGTTACACACCTTTTAAGGAAGTGAATTTTTACAAGTGGGCTAAAACATACGTTAACGTAAAACAGAAACAATTAGGCTATGCGATTGTAAACGACTACTCAGATGCAAAAATTGATTTAATTGATGCAGTTATACAACCGTACATATTGAAGTTTACTCAAGAAGAGTCAGGCTTTGAATCAAAGGTAAATGAACACGTGATTTATTACCCTACTCTTTGTCGTAACTTAATCGAACGTTTAGAGAAAGATTTAATTATTGAAGGTAAAGAAAATGTGATATTAGCAGATACGGGAGCAAAGTTAATGCAGAAGGTACACCAGCTTGAGTCGGGTACGATTAAATTTGAGAATGGAAAAAGCATGATTTTGAATACTCGCAAAGCTGAATTTATTAGAGATTACTTTGAAGGCAAAAAGCTTGCAATACTTTACTATTTTGTTGAGGAATTTGAATTGTTAAAACTTGTATTCCCTAACTTTACAACAGATTTAGATGAGTTCAATAGAACGGATAAACATTACATTGGACAGCAATACAGTAGTGCTATGGGTGTAAACCTATCAAAAGCGCATTGCTTAGTGTTCTATAATTTTGGTTATTCAGGCACAAATTTTATCCAAGCGAGAGACCGCATGACCGTAAAAGAAAGACCAGTTAACGATGTATACTTTGTTTATGGCAAAGGATCACTAAGCGAGAAAATACATAAGACGGTATCACAAAAGAAAAACTTTACAATTAAGATGTATGAGCGAACAAAGGATTCAAAGTAGTTGTATAAAACATGCTAAGGCAAAAGGCTGGATTTGTTGTAAGATAATTAAATGTTCGATTAATGGCTGGCCTGACCTTTGTATGTACAAAGACGGTAAAACAATATTTGTAGAGTTTAAATCGTTGATAGGCAAACAATCAGCGTTGCAAGTGTACCAACAGAAACAACTTGAAGCGCAAGGGTTCAAATATTATTTAATAAATAATTTAAAAAACTTTCAAGAAATGTTGCAGATTAATAATTAATGTGTATATTTGTTGTATAATTCTTTGACGTACTAATAAAACAAGTTGAGCCTTTGGGCTTATTACTAACTATAAAACACACAACAATGGAAATCTATAACGATGAAAAAACAAAAAAAATAACAATAGCAAGAACAAAACTTTCAGATGGTTATAACTATTACATAACATTATATAATTATAATTCTTCTTTCAAAATGTTCACTATTAATAGTAATTATATTCAAAAAAAGGAAATTGTCTCAAAAAGAGATGCAATTGAAACAGCAAAAAAAATATTAGAACAATGAAAACAAACCTTAGAAAATTAGCGTTGATCCTTCAGAAGGTAGACGCTTCAAAGTTCTTTTCAATTAGCGTTTACAACGGGTCAATCGTTTTAGGAGCATTTGAACAAGACGTATTGATTGATGATTTAAACATTAATTGGGACTCAGTCGAATATGATTTAGAAATGACAATATTTAAGAAAAACAATATTAAACTAATTGTATCATGAAAAATTTAATTAAAATACAAGCAGAGTTGAAATGTCCTAAGGGGTCATTCAACGCATTTGGAAAGTACAAATACAGAAGTGCTGAGCAAATATTAGAGGCTTTAAAGCCGTTGCTTAACAAGTACGACTCACTATTATTGATGTCAGATTCAATAATTGAAATAGGTAACAAGTTGTTTTTAAAAGCAACAGCAACATTTAAACACGAAGGTGAATCTATTGAAGTGTTTGGGTTTGCTGAAATGGGAGAACACAAAGGAATGAGTTCAGAACAGACGACCGGTACGGCATCAAGTTACGCTCGAAAGTATGCGCTTAATGGTTTATTCTTAATCGATGAAACAGAAAGCGACCCTGACTCGAAAGCACCAACACCAAAACGCAAAGAGACAATCACAGACGAACGTTTACAAGCTGCACTTGAGAAGATTAAGAAAGGTGAGTACACGATGGAAAAGCTAAAAGAGAAATTTGAATTAACCGCTAAACAATTAGAGCTATGTTAGTATTTTATGAGTTATACGACAAAGAGGGTGAACCCTTAATACATTTAGAGGGTAAAGAATATATTGCGCCAATTGGTTCAAATGTTTCTTTTTATCATAAAATACAAAAAGATAACGAGATTGCATCCTTTATGATTTCAGGAAAAGTAATATCATACCAGTATTGTATTGATAGCGACGAAATTTGTATTGATTGCGAAATGATAGATGAACTAACAAAAAAAGAAGAATTAGATTTGTTAAAGTATCACGAGCTTAAATTTAAGACATGTTAATCAGATGTTCATCACTACCAAAAATCATGACGGCGTCCCGCACTAAAGGGGCGCTTTCAGAGACAGCAAAGTCTTACATTAAGTCAATCGCTAAACAAGACTATTTTGGTTACGATGTAGAGCTTAATAATAAGTATGTAACGAAGGGTTTGCAATGTGAAGAGCATTCAATCGCATTACTTAACGACGTTCTATTTACTAACTACGAAAAGAACGAAGTACGCAAGTCAACGGACATTCTTACAGGAGAGGCAGATATTTACACACCTGAGTTGATAATCGACATTAAAACGTCCTGGAGCTTTGAAACTTTTCCTGCAACTCCTGACGATATTAATATCAAAGATTACGAATATCAGTTAAGAGGTTATATGTATCTTTACAACGTTGATAAAGCTGCGTTAGCATATTGTATGGTCGACACTCCGAGTGAGCTTATAGGCTACGAAAACGAGCAACTGCACCGAGTAGGCAACGCACCGAGCGAATCACTTGTAACGATGTTAACTATCGACCGTGACTTAGAGCTTGAACAAAAAATGCTTGAAACGTGCAAGCAAGCAATTGATTATTATAGTGAATATATAAATAACATAAATGAAAAAAAGTATAATTAACTTTGAAGACATACCAATTGATATAATTCGGATGCGGTTGAAATACCAAAAGAAAAAATACAGTGTAACAGAGTGCGTCAAAGAGGCGTTCAGAATAGCTAATCAAAAAATAAAAGAAGATGAAAGCAAATGAAATGAAATTTTTAGGAACAATCACTAATGTATTGGAAGTGATTGAGGTAGGTGCAAACAAAAAGATAGAGTTTGTAGTAAAGGAAAACGAAGGGCAATATCCTCAGAGTGCGAAATTCAGTATCTTTGGTACTGAGAAAGTCGATAAGTTCCTGCAATATAACAAGGTTGACCAAGAAGTAGAAGTTCATTTTAACTTTAAAACAACCGAATGGCAGGGTAAGTATTTCACCAACAATGAAGCTTGGAGAGTGAGCAAAGTTCAAACAGAAGAAACACCGTTTTAAATGAAAAAGAAAGTAACCAGTCTCAGCGATTTGTCTGAGACTAAACGTCAACAGGCAATCGAATATTACAAACACATAGCTCACGCAACAATGCTTTGCCAATCAGCTTTGCATTCCTTAGATGATGTTAGCGATAACATGTTTCATAAACGAGAAATTAAGCAAACTATAAATGCTTTTATTACAGGAGTTGAAAGATTCGCAGCTACATTTGTAGAGAATAATAACGAAACAATGGCGCAGACCTATTCCAATGTTATCAAACAAATTGATGAGTTTAAAACAAACATTAATATCGAGATACAATGACAGCGAAAGAAAAAGCAAGGGAGTTAGTAGATAAGTTTCTGTGTATAGAAGACAATGAAGATTTATTTTGCGATGAATGTGGAATGAGTGAAAAAGCTGCTAAGCTATGTGCATTAATTTCAGTTGATGAGATATTAAAAACTTTTCCGAAACAATGGAATGGATTTGAATATGAATCGTGTGATGAGTTTTGGAAACAAGTTAAAGAAGAACTATTGAAACTATGAAAAAGGACAACAAGAACCGCAACCGATGGATGATCGCAATAGCGTTCGACATAGATAGGTGGAAGCGCAGAGAGAACAGGGT